AACATCTTGTAAATCTTTAATAAGTTTTCTTAAAAACTCTTTGTTCTTTTTGATTTTGTTTATGGATTCAACTTGTTTGTCGCCCATTGCTTGTAAAAATAAATTTTCCATATTGATTATAATTTAAATGTTTCTGCAAAGATAGATATATTTTTTTTAACTTGCAAATAAAAATAAAAAAAGGTACAACTTTTTTTGTTATACCTTTAATTAAATAAAACAATATGTATAGATTATTTCTTGAATCCAACAACCAATTCGGTAAATCCTTTTGGTTTTTTTGTGTCTGTACTTATAACATCTCTTGCCCAAGTTCCTACTAAGTGTTGGTCGGCTTCACCAAAGTAATCACCCCCACCGCTTAAATTTCCTTCACTTGTTAATAATGACAAAGGGTGTATTTTCCAACCGTCATCATCAATCATTTTATCCTTATCAACATATTCTTTTTTGGTGTGATTAATAATGTATCTATAATATTTTTTGTTTTCTTTTGGTGTTATTTCGTTTTCATTGTTGCATAAATTATAAAGATTTGCCTCAAAAGATTCTCCGTCTTCGTTTTTCAAAATAACATCTTTTTCAGCTTCGGCATAATCTCCAGCCCACACAACCCTTGACATATGATATTCTCCGTCAGGTGCTAATAGACTTTCAAAAGTTCTAACAAAATTGTTTTTAATCCACGAATGCTCCATAAGTTTAAGTCCGTTTCCGTATTTGTGTGAATACATCCACGCTTTTATAACTTCTTTGTCGTCTTCGTTTGTTTTTTGTCCTAAAATGATAGGAAGATAATACTGACCCATAATGATATAATTTTAATTGTTTAATAATGATACAAAGATATACATATTTTTTTTAATACACAAACTTATTTATAATAAACTATAAATTTTTTCTAATTTTGGCATAATTTCTTCCAATAATTCTTTTTTACCTAAATAAACCCCATAGGTTTCGGTTTCTTCATAATCCAAATTTTCAGTACCTTGTCTTTCATAGTTATTGCATAATTCGGTGTATGCAGCCAATTTAATTTTTAAGTCATCAATATTGGGTAAAATTGGTTTAACTTCCACCTCAAATTGGTCATCAATATCCAATCCTAAGAGTTCATTATACTCATCGTGAATTGTGTCTTGAATTTCAAAATAATGGTCATCATTGTCCTCTAATAAATCTAAGTCAATAAGTTTACCAATGATTCTAATTGCACAATCTCGTGTGTCATCGTATGTTACTTTTTTTGTTGCACTCATATTTTTTATAATTTAATTGTTCTGCAAAGATATAGATATTTTTTTTAACCAGCAAATTTATTTTTAATTTATATTTTTATTTGTGTATTAAAAAAAATATACTATCTTTGCATAAAATTAAACAATATGAACGTTACACAAGTTACAAACGAATTAAAAAAGATTGAATTATTAAATGATTTGGTGTTACACGAACCAAACCCCGAAAATCAATATGGTTACATTAGAGTTAAACCAAGACACTTTTTGGATAAGGATAAGAATGAAATCAAATTGGACGGCACTTATTCATTATTTGTTGCTCATATGTATAAAGATAGAATTGAATTTTCAGATATGGAGGAGTTCTTTTATTTAATATTTTCACACAGAGGAACACAACGTGATTATAGAAGACACAAACACAATACATATCAAATTGAATACAACAAGATATTTGCTTCGGGCAAAACGGTTGATGAGATTGTAAGCAATTTCAAAGAAAAATTAATAAATTATTCATTAAAATAAATTTTTATTTGCGTATTAAAAAAAATACATTTATATTTGCATAAAATTAAATTATAAACAATATGGAAAAAATATTAAGTAATGGCGAAGAATACAATGGTAAAAAAGTTGAAGTAGGTACTTGCCCTCGTTGTGGTTCTAATGATTTATCGTATGGTAGTATGGATATACATGAAGGATCAATTTCATATCCTTGGGATTGTCTTGATTGTGATGCAACAGGTTCTGAATGGTATAATTTAGAATTTACAGGACACAATATTGAGATTGAGGAAATTGGTAAGGATATGGGGGAAGATACTACTTATGCAATTGTTGATGAATATTTAAGTAGTATATTAAATAATATGCAAATGGATAAACCAGAAAATTTTCACGACATAGTTGAATTTATTAGTAAAGATATTGAAGAAACAGCTGATTTTAATTTTAGTTATGGTGATGTTGTTATTGGATTCAGAAGATTTATTGAGAAAGGGAATTAATTTTCCCTTTTTTAAATTTTTATTTGCGCATTAAAAAAAATATATTTATCTTTACATAAAATTAAACAATATGAATAAGAAAAACTGGGCTTTAAATCAAATAGCCCTCCAAGATAGAATAGCTGAGATAGGTGTCAACGTTGTTACTTGTGGTGGTTGTGGGGATGTTATGTTTTGCAACACCGATGATGAAGAAATTAAATGTATTTGTGGATTCATTGGTGACCCTTGTGATTTTCCAGACTTTTGGTATCGCGGTTTGGAAAATAATTACACAGAACCAACTGAATACAAAATAACAAAGAGCCGTTTTTTGGATTGGTACTTTGAAAGTGGACAGGATTCAGAAAACGAAGCAATACGAAATGAATTAGCAGAAGCAATGATTAATTCACTAATTAAAAATAATACATTTACCTTGAATACAAATGATGTGTTTGAAAATTGCAACAAGTCAGCAATTAGATTGTGTTATATTGAGGGGTTTGATGAGGGTGATGAGAGAGAGTTTAGTGAGTTGGGTGAAGAAAATTCATTAATTCTTATAGATTAATTTGCACATTAAAAAAAATATATTTATCTTTACATAAAATTAAATTAATCATATAAACCAACTAATTATGTACAATGTAACAATCGGAGGTATTCAATCACACATAAAAGGAAGCTATTTTGAAAACCAAACTCCAAACCAAGTCGAATTAATCTTAGATAAATATTTGGATTCAGATTTGCCTAAACCAAAATTTGACGGTAATTATTATGAATTAAATGGCGACCGAGTTATAAAAATAGAAGAAATAAACTATTAAAAAAAATATGTATATCTTTGTACTCAATTAAATTATTAAACAATATGGAAAAGATTAATTTCACAGACTATTCAGAGTTGATAGGCAAAATAAGAACTCAATTAATGGTAGATACAGAAACCATTATGAAAACATTACCAAACAAAAAAATTATCATCGAGGACAGTAGTTTAAGTATCATTGATACAGAGGGTGGTGTTAGAGAAGTAAAAGAACTTTTACTTAGAGAATATAATACACTATCAACCATTGATGTTGTTACAGAAAATGATACCACACATTTTTCGGATATGGAAACTGATGATATGGTTGCGGTGTATGAGTTTGTTTACGGAGAATACGAAAATCAATTAAATTAAAATAGTTATGGATATTACACCACAGCAGGAAAAAGCAATTAAAAATGTTGTTCAGTATTCAATTGAGAATGAACGTAAGGATTTGGAAGAAACTCTTTATACTATGTTTGACGGTATAGAATTTTATAATATGTCCGACAAGGAATTAAATATTTTTTGTGAAAAAAAGGGTGTTGACCATATTTGGACAAGTTTTTATGAAATATCTTTTATGAAATATCTTTGATTGGATAAAATAATAATGGGCGGTTTTATCCGCCCATATAATTACTTAACTGAATCAATTGTCCCTACAGCATTCATGGTTGAATCCATGCTTGTTGAATCAACTAATGTACTTGGTGTTTCCATTAATTCAGTTTCTGGTGATCCACAAGATGCGATGATTGTTGTTACAATCACAGCAAGTGCTAAAATATATATTTTTTTCATACTACAATAATAAACAAAAAAATATCTGAAGTCAAGAAAAAAATATAAAATAAAGTTTGCACATTAAAAAAAATATCTATATCTTTGTCGAAACAATTAAAAATTATAAATTATGTCAAGAATTATTGTAGAATACAATCCTAATTTAAGCAAGGAAGTACAAAAAATTATCCGTGAAAATGTAACAGCTAGTATGATGAGTAACGATGAGAGTAGTTGTCAATATGCTATTGAACAATGTGAGGATGCTATCTTAGAATACGATGATGTATATGAAGATGACTTGAATACTATTCGTCAATTGATTTCAGAAGGTGTTCATTACCTTGAATTCTAATTATCATTTAACAATTAAAAATTATAACTTATGTCAAAATTAACTTACGATGACTTTCTTGAGAAGTACACGCCCGAACATAATCAAGTTTTATTAAAAACGTTTATACCAAAAGGACATATTACACAGGACGATATGTGTTCATATGGTGGCACGATGTACGAAACTTTTGGAGAAGAACTTGATTATATTAGAGAACAGCCAAATAAAAGGGTTTGGACGATTGTTGATGGTGATGGTGATGATTTAATTATCATTGCTGGAAAACACTTTGTAAATAGAATGGGCTATATTGTAACCGATGAAGAATGGGAAGATGAATATGAAGAGTATGAGGCGTAGAAATAAATTTGCGTATTAAAAAAAATATACGTATCTTTGCACTATTATTAACAAATTAAATTATAAACATTATGCACAAATTAGTAATTTGCCTTACAAAGGCACAAGACAGGGACGAAGCAAAAAGCAACGTTGATGAATTTTTAGAACAATACGGTAACGGCGATGTGTGGGATTGGTATGTTATTGGTGGTCGTTGGAGTGGTGTTTTAAATAAACACAATGAAGAGTTCAGCGAAAAAGCAAAAGAATTATTCGGTACAAAGTACCCTGAAAACGATGGGTTTATTAGTACTAAAATGGTAGATGAGCTTAGAGATGGGTTACAAGCTATTTGGGAAAGTTTTGGTGCGACAAGTCCAAATCCATACAATAGAGACTCTTATAGTACTCGTAATAATGATGATGATATTATGCCATTGAGTGAATGTATTGATATTATTAAAAAATATTATGAGGAATGTGGTGATATGAAACAAATGGCTAATGAGTATTGGGAAAAAATGCTTAAAGCAAAAAGCGATGAGGATGCTGACCCAAACAATAAAATGACAATGTCCGCATACTATGCAAATAAATATGCGGATTGTTTGTATGATAACTTTTCTTTTGAAAGCACAATATTCAACACTGATGAATACACAAATGATGTGAGCGGTGCGCTTGAAAATGCTAATGAATACTTTGCGGTTGTTGTAGATTTACACAACTAAAATTTGTATTCAAAATAAAATTCCAATAGGGGTTGTATATTAAAAATATAATCCCTATTTTTGTATCCTTTTTTTTAACCCTTAAATAAATTATAAAGCTTATGGCGAAATCCGTGAAAAAACAATTAACAAAGGCAACGTATACATACGTAAAAAAATCAACATTAAAACAGGGCACCGTCCCTAAAAGCAAACCAAATAAAAAATAAGTTTGCATATTAAAAAAAATACACTTATCTTTGCAGAAACATTTAAATATTAAAATTATGTCAAAAAATTTTAGAATAGAATCAGGAGAAATAGTATTGTCAGATCCTACACATGAAATACCAACATGGTGTCAAGGTATCGTTAAAGTGGCTAACGGATTATGGGAAACAGATACAGAACGTATTGACAGCTTCGGTAACAGAATTGCTAGATTGTGGGCTTATAATCTAGATGCCGCGATTAATGATCCAAAGATTATTCATAGAATCGAAGAAGGTAATGGTTCCCCAATACCGTTTTCAGCTGGAGTTGACAGCGGTCAGTTTGGTTTCTTTGATAAAGTTCATTATAGAAATGATGAAAGTTCGAAAGAATTACCAAAATCTGATTTCGGTGATAATTATGACATAGAGGACGGTGATTCATGGTATCGAGCTTGTTGTGAGCTAACACTTGGTAAGGATTCATGGGGTGTTTTACCGTTCGGGGTTGTTAGCTCATCGGGACATGGTGACGGTACTTACTCAGTAGTAGGAATAAAAAATTCAAATTCGGAATATATTGCAATCGGAATTACATTTATAAGTGAAAATGATAATGATGAAGACGATGATTTCGAATTTGAAGAAGAAATATAATATTGGCATAATATTATAATTTAGTTGTTAATGAAGTGGGTGTATATTATTTTTTTTTAGTATACACCCATTTTTATTTGCGCATTAAAAAAAATATATGTATCTTTGCATTAAATTTAAAAATTATATTATTATGGCTTACGAATTAGAAAGAATTAAGGAATTAGCACCGTCCGCGTTTAGAGAATCGAAACAGGGTGCAGCCGTTGGTGTATCATCGAAGTACCAATTTATGACAACATCTGAAATCATTGACGGTTTGGGTAAAATGGGCTGGAATGTTCATTCGGCACAACAACCAAAAACAAAGAAAGACCCTGAAACAGCAAAACATTTATTACGTTTCAGACACGAGCACTTTGGTTCTTTGGGTGTTAAAGGTAACATACCTGAAATATTGTTAATCAATAGCCACGACAGAACAACTTCATTGAAGTTCCACGTTGGCATATTCAGATTGATATGTTCAAATGGTTTGGTGGTTGCAGATAAAACATTTAGCAAACTTCAAATTAGACATATGAATACCACGTTTGAGGAAGTTAAAGTTGCAATTAACACAATTGTTACGGGCTTACCAATTGTATTCGAGAAAATAGAAAAGTTTGAGAGCATATCATTAAGTGACAAACAGCAATTGGATTTCGCAACAAAAGCAATTACAACACGTTATCCTGAATACATCAATCAAAAAACAAATAAGATTGATACAACAAAAATCAACGAACATTTTTCCCTTGAGGATTTATTGAGAGTTGATAGACCAGAAGATTCTGGTAATTCAGTTTGGTGTGTTTACAATAGAGTTCAAGAGAAACTAATTAAAGGTGGATTTTTGCATACAGGAACAACTGGAAAAACAAAGTTAGCAAGAGCTTTGACACATATTAGAACAAATACAATAACTAATATTAAATTATGGGACCTGGCGGAATCATATTGTTAAGAAACCATACATAATTATTTTTTAGTGAAAAGGTGTAGCATTCAATGTTGCACCTTTTTTTTGTCCACAAACAATTTACTTTTTGGATATTGGATCTATATTTATTATTATATGAGAATATCGCAAAAGTTGGTGGAAAGACCTTTTAATGTTAAAGACGGTGACAGATACATTATACTGGTTAATGTTAACAATACCAATTATGTTTATGCTGGAAAGAATATAACAAAGGAATATAAGGCTTCCTTGCTATCAAAAACATTTAACCAAGCAAAAGTATTCCATAGCATTAAAATAGCTCAGAAAACAGCATATAACAATCTTATTGAACATGATTACAGGGATTGGTCAATCATAAAGGTTAAAGATTTATTCGAGCCAAGATACAGAATAAAATATATTAAGAAACATATATTCATTGACGCATATATTGATATATCATTAAACTGGTATGTTATTGGTGACCAGATTGATTATACATATTTAACTCATCCTGAAGCGTTGGTTGCATTAAACAAATGTAAAATGGAACTGGTTGAGGAATATTATAAGATGATTACCGCAGTTAGAGATTTAAAACTTCCTGAAATAGAAAATGGTACACCCTAAAAAGAATGTACCATTAAAAAAGAAATAAAAAACATTTACAAAATTATTCCCACCAAGTTACATAACCATCAAATGGGTTCTCCGTTGTAATATCATCCCCCTCAAATCTATCCTCATCATCGGTGGTTGAGATATAACAATCCTCATCCTCATTATATTCATAGGTAGTTCCGTCCGCACTTACATAAGAGTTCGATTCCCAACCAGTATAAGATACATTACCAATATCCTCAATACAATGTTGTGGTTCTCCGTCCTCAATATTGATATAAGGTTCTTCACCCTCTTCAAATTCACCAGTAT